TGGGCGATGGGGCGGATGTGAGCTGGCAAAACCAGATCTTCGGCAATCTACCGCCGCCGCCGGTGCAGCACCCGGCTTCGCATGGGTCGGCGTTCGGGATGAATTACCAGCCATTGCCGACATCGCGGAATATCGACGACCGGCGCACGGGCGCTCCCGCCGCCACGCCTGAATGGATGGAGCCTCCTCTCATCGATCCTTTTGGGCCTGACCCGGTCAGCAATTCTATGGACAGGGCGAATAGTTTGGTCGACGCGGGCGGGGTCGCCAATCCAGCCAACCCTAACACGGGGGCCTATTCCGCATCGTTTAATCGTTACTTTGCTCCGCCGCCTCAGCCGGGATGGCGGCAGCTGCCGGCCAGGCCGGGTCCGCCGCCTTTGCTCACCTTGCCGTACATCGATCCTCACCAGCCGATCGCGCCCGGCCCGGCGGGGTGGAGCCCGCATAACGACAGCCCGTCCATCGGAACGCCGTTCACACCGGCGCAAATGTATGCGGCGACTCAAAATCGGCAGCAAGGACAGATCACGCCGGAGCAGATGCAGGGCGCTCTCAATTATTGGCAGGGAGGGGCGCAATGAGCGACTATGATGTCTTCACTGCGCAGATTGCCGACTTCGCCAACCGGCAGGACTGGTCGCCGGCCTTGGTCGGCTCGTTTATCGCGATGGCGGATCAACACCTCAACGCCAATCTGCGCGTGAGTCGGATGATCGCCACGACGCAGAACACGGTGACTTGCGGCTGCGCGACGCTGCCCGACGATTGGCTGGAGATGGATCTCCTTCTGTTGGCCAATTCGTCGACGCCGACTGGCTGGGTGCCGGTGACCTACAAGGCGCGCGACGAGTTCTTCCGCATCCCGGCGACGCCTTATAGCGGCACCTATGTCCAGAACTACAATTCGACGTGGATGAATTACACGATCGAGGGGACCACGATCTATTTCGGCGGCGTGCCTGACGAGCTCGAAGGCACGCTTTATCAGATGAATTATTACCAAGAAGTTCCGGCGATGGCGACCCTCGGGTCGAGCTGGGTCTACACCAAATATCCTCGATTGTACTTGCTGGCGGCGATGATGAATTCGGGGCTGCACGCGGTCGGCGAGGAGCAGGTGTGGATGCTGTACGGGCAGCAGGTCGACAAGATGATCGGCGAGCTCAATTCCGGTTGGGCGCGGGCCAAGGCGAGCGGCTCGAGGCTGAAGCGAACCAGGGTTCGTTCATTCGGGTAGGAGGCTTGGGTGAACGACCAGTGGATCCCGGGGCCGCCTTCTAAGCCGCCGACGTGGACGGTCAATCCGCTGCCGCCGTCGAACGCGTGGGATCAGACCGAGGGCTGCGCGGCGGAATCCGGCCCGGCCATTGTCCAGGGCATCACCATCACCGGCGTGCCGGCGACGGTCAGCTCGCTCTACTGGCAGGTTTCCCTCAACGACGGGAGTTCGCCGCCGAACTTCCAGATCAACGCGCTCGACGGCGCGGGCAATTTCGTCTCGACCGCGGCCGAGATCTCGCCGACCACGATCAACCTCGACTATCCGGTGCTCTTGAGCCGTGATCCGGTTGAGCCGATGGAGCCGGTGACGCTCGAATATCTCACCTCGCATCCGGTCGGTATCCCGGACGCGCCCGACAATCAGACTTACGGCCGAACGGAGGGGGCCTGGAACCTCGTTGTCCCGGCCGCGGGCGGCACCTTTACGGGGGCGACGAACTTAAGCGCGGGCGGCGCGGTCACCTCGGGCGCGCTTTTGTTCGCGGGCAACGCCGTTTGCTCGCTGCCCACGGTGGCGCAGCTGCAGATCGGCGGCGGTTCGCTTGGCCAGGTGCCGGCGACCGACGGCAACGGTCATCTGTCCTGGGTGACGCCGGTCACCGGCGGCCCTTACCTGCTCCTTTCGGGCGGGACCGTCACCGGGAGTCTTACGGTCAATCAGGTTCTGACGGTGCAGGGGCCGAACAGCCTGGTGCTTAACGCGCCGCTGAACAATCCGCGCGCTATCCTTGCGCAAGCTGCGGGGATTACGCGCTGGCTGCTGAATTTAGGCGATCAGACCAATGAGGGATTGAACAACGTCGGGGCGAATTTCAGCCTCCAGGCTTATTCCACGACCGGCGTATCTCTCGGCACTTGGTTGACCATCGCCCGGGCGGACGGCGCGACGGTGTTCAACGGGACCGGCATCACCGTCAATGGCGGCCTGGCGGTCAATGGGCTTCTCGCCGTCAACAGCCTCGGGAATTTCTATCTTCCCGGCGGATCGGCGGGTCAGTTCTTGTCGACCAACGGCTCTGGGCTCTTGTCCTGGGCCACGCCCAGCGGGGGCGGCGGCGGGATCCCCGAAGCGCCGACCGATGGAAGGCAATATGGTCGCCAGAGCACCGCCTGGACGCCCATTGTGGGCGGCGGCGCTTCGATCGGCGACACGGCTCCTGCGAATCCGGTTGTTGGGCAATTATGGTGGGATAGCGTTCATGGCCAAATGTACGTTTGGTTTACGGACGCCAATTCGAGCCAGTGGGTGCCGACGACCAACCAGATGGGCGGCGGCTATTTGCCGCTGACTGGCGGGTCGTTAACGGGCAATCTAACGGTTACGTCCGCTGGGCCGCAAATTAATGTTTGCGGTACTGGAGCATCGCCTCAGACGATCCCTCCTCAATTAGGCGCGACGCAGATTGCTTTGAATAAAGCAGCGTCTGGGCTTGGCAATACTATTATGGCTACGACCAACGGTTCTCTTCGTTGGCAGATGGTTATGGGCAATACGATAGCGGAAAGTGGCTCGAATGCTGGGTCAGATTTCGGCATTGTAAATTTCACTGACACTGGCGCGGCGCTTATCACGCCGTTGCAGATTATCCGCGCCACCGGCGCGGTGAACATTTACGGCACTTCGACCAACGACAACGCCGCCGCGGGCTATGTCGGCGAGGTGATTTCGAGCAACGTCACCACTGGCGTGCCTTTGACAACAAGCAATATAACATACAACATCACCAGTATTTCATTAACTCCTGGCGATTGGGACGTTTACGGCGAAGTCTGGTTTATCGCCGGGACCGGAGCGCCAATCGGATTAACCGCCGCGATCAATAACGTAAGTGCGACAATGCCAAGCACTGCTGGCGGAATTGGAACAGCGCGAAATCAGCTTATTGGCACATTTGGGGCTTCATCTGGGGGAACACTGTCTTTGCGGCCATGCCGCGCCAGCCTGACGACGACAACGACCTATTACCTTTTGATGTCCATGAATTTCCCATCCGGAGCTCCGACTGCAACTGGCAACATCTGGGCGAGGCGGGCGCGCTGATGGCGATCGACTTCCCTAACGCGCCCACGGTCGGCCAGGTGTTCACCAGCGGCGCGCAAAGTTGGACCTGGGACGGGACCAAGTGGGTGGCGAGCGGCGCTTATGTCGGGCCGCCGCAATACCCGTCTGAGAATAGGATCATCAACGGCGACATGCGGATCGATCAGCGTAACGCTAGGGCGATGACCGCGCCAGCAGTTCCGATTGTTTACGTTATTGATCGATGGCAATTTTCCACCAGTCAAATTTCTCATTTGAGTTTTCAAGGCGTTGCTAACGGCGCTCCAGGTGTAACTCTTGGGGTTCCTTATGCATTAGCAGTAACCGTGGCGACGGCTTACACGCTGTTGGTGTCTGACTACTTTATTCTTGCGCAACCTATCGAAGCTGACATGATCAGCGACTTTGCGTTTGGAACTCCCAACGCGCAACCGGTGACTTTATCTTTTTGGGTGTCAAGCACTGTGCCTGGCACTTATAGCGGGTCTATTGTCGGCGCAGGCGCAACCCGGTCTTATCCGTTTACGTTCCCAGTTGTGACTGGATGGACCAAGGTTGTCGTCACTATTCCAGGCGATACTGCTGGGGCGTGGGTTCTTCAGGGCAATGGGGTAGGAACGAATCTTCGCTTTGATCTTGGTTCAGGCGCAAACTTGCGCGGTCCAGCCGGGGCTTGGGCGGCAGGTAATATTGTCGGCGCGAATGGTGCGCTTAATTTTGTCAGCAACGCTGCTAATTCTGGAATATCTTTTTCAAACGTCAAGCTGGAGGTGGGCTCGGTAGCAACGCCATTCAATCGACCGACGCTGGCCAAGTCTTTTGCCGATTGCCAGAGGTATTATCAGCAGGTTGGGTATTCTGTTATCAATGGATATAGCGGCTTTGCTAATGGCCCGTTGTATCAAACGTTCCCACTTCCAGTGTATCTGCGTGCGCAGCCGACTTTTTCTATTGTCGGCACGCCAGTCTATACGAATTGTTCGACTCTTACGGGGTATTCTCTTGGTCAACCACAAGTAACGCTTGCAATTACAGTAGCATCTACTTCCGTATTGGCGCTAGCGACGTTTGGTTATGCTTTGAGTGCGGAGCTTTGATCATGACCTATACGCAAGTCTGGGATTATATGCGCAATCAGCCCCACGACGGCATGATCCAGCGCGACGAGGACGGAGCTTTCATTCCGTTCGACGAAGCCAACGTCGATTACGTCGACTATCTGTGGTGGCTCTACGACGGCAACGCGCCCAACCCGCCGCCTGCCGATCCGACGCCGCCGATGGAGGAGCCGCCGCTCGACCTCCACGCCCAGGTGCAGGACATCGAGGCGCGGCTGAGCGCGCTGGAAGCAGACTTGGGGAGATAAATGGCCGCAACCCAAACACCCAACTACGGCTGGACCCAGCCAAACATCGGCGGCGACGCCTCGGTCTGGGGCAACGAGCTCAACAATGACCTGGCGCTCATCGACGCTCAGGTGTGGTCGAACGAGCAAGGCGTCGCGCCGGTTGGCACCGTGGTCATGTTCGCTGGTCCGACCGCGCCCGCGAATTGGTTCCTGTGCCAGGGCCAGTCGCTCTCCACCACCACTTACGCCGCGTTGTTCAACGTCATCAGCTATAATTTCGGCGGCTCCGGCACGAATTTCAATCTGCCTAATTTCGTCAGCCGCTTTCCGGAGGGCGCAGTCTCGGTAGGCGGCGGAAGCGGCGGCGCAGCCACTGCGACTCTAGCGATCGCCAACCTGCCGTCGCACAATCATGCGGTCACGATCAGCGATCCCTCGCATTA